TTTCTGTAAATAATGAGATAAAATCGCATACACGAATTCTCCTCCATGTACCATCATCATTACTTTTAATATCAAACAATTGATTCACGCACGCCACCAGTTTAAACTGAGGCACAAATGTAACCGTGTCTTTAAACAACGCTCTTCCTTGAATTGGATCTCCACCTGTGATTTCTTTCATAATACCCTCATTGATTGAATCACCCAACGATGGTTCCTGCATAACCGCATAGCGTACACCCATTAATTGAACGATTTCAGACGAGGTGCTACCAATACTATTACGCTTTTGTGTGATTAGCGTGATTGGAACGGTTGCTTTGTAATCTCCCAAAACCAGCGACATAAATTCTACTAACTTACTTTTACCATTTCTTCCACGACCTGTATAAATATTAAATGTTTGATTGCTGTTCATACCTATCAATGTTGATGCCAGATGTTGCCACATATATTCGCGCAATTCATTGTTAGGAAACAATTGATACATAAATGTATTGATTTCTTCCAATTTAACCTTATCTCTTTCTTCATTCAAAGGAATATAATCAATATTCGTACATTTGGATATATAATCCTCAGGTATTCCATTTCTAAAAATACCTTCATTAAAATCCATCACGCCATTATTAAAACATAATAGATAATTTTTACTATCAAGCAAGTTTAGAAAGTCTTTCACATAAAACAAATCTCTTGCCTCTCTCATCGTGTTATTTTTTTTATCTGTTTTTTTGAACGAGATTGCTACCTCAGCTATCTTTGCGTTTTTCTTTTTTAACGTATCATATTCAGGCGACTCTAGATCCATATGTCGCAACTGCGCACTGCATTCTCGGCTTCTTACCATGAAAAGCTCAAAAATATCTGTTGATATATAATTTCTCAATGTTACAGCAGAATCAATTTCAAACCACCTTTGATTCTTATATTCATACCAAATATTGTTTTTAATGCTTACACAAATAAATCTATCTTTATACCATTGATATAAAACATTAGCCTTATCGTAGTCTGATTTTGTTTCTACTGTTTCATCTATATAATATTTTATGTGTTGTCTTTTTTTCTCTTCGTATTCACATGAAGCATCTTGTTTAGCCCAAAAATAGATAGATTTATCGGTTAATGCATCGTCATTTATAACACTAAATGTTGTCCACATTCTCCACAAATCTACGGCACCCGTCCAATTAAAATCACCGGATTTAGAACTGAATTTTAACCAGGTTATATACAATTTAAAATCTGTATTACGAAGAGCCCATCCTACGCGAATCCATTTATCATAACTACCAGGACCCCAATACTTTTTAGGCAATATCATCGTGTAATCGTGGATTTCTTTTAATTTATAATCTTTTGGATTATTTACACAGTCTAAATGGAGTTTTTCTAATGCTTGATCCAACTTTTCTTCTGATGATATCTCAGCGTAATTAATCAACACATTTTGATTATTAACCTTCAATACCTTAGGTTTTTTTACTTTTTTCTCTTGGTTTTCATATTCTTTTCGTACCTCTTCTTTCATTTCACACAATTCATAATTATGTTGAACGGATAGCTCACTCAATTTATTATCATAATTAAAATTAGTAATATCTAACATTTTAATACTCCACTCGTCTATATTCCTATTATATTGACATTCGTAATGATATGTTAATTGATATGCTTCATGGTTCGGTTTACGAGAACCATACAACTGCCAATTTGTCGTTGAATGACTTACACCTTCATCTATTACCGATGACCAATCGTTTATTAATACTTCATCCAGGTCTTCGCATACATTTGCTATCTGTTTTAATACCTTATTTCTCAAAATCACTTTTAATGATTTTTTTATAGAAACTCCAATCAAAATATGAATGCCATCTTTTGTAACATCCAACGTATCATTTACCGATGGTTTTTCAAAAACATAAATATTTAATGTCTCCGGCAGTTTTACTATCTCATTTAATTGAGAAATATATAAATCTACTATATTATCTATGTCAGTCTCTGTATGTTGACGCTCGTCTATTTCTTGATTATAGCGAAAATCTAAATCTATTGCAACCACACCATCAGCGTTCTGTTTTTCAGTTAAATATTCACATTTACTTTTTATTGCCTTATTATAAAGTTGATAAAATATAGGTTTGTCTTTTTCCAATATCTCATAAGAACCACCTGTAATATTATCTGTTTTACTACCAATCCTTGTATGTGTAATTTTACTTTTATCTTTTACACGATGTTTACGTAGGAAATCAGACAAGTCTGAATAACTGGTTGCCATTGCTTATAATATAAGAAGTAAATAATTTTCATATCAATTTTATTTATCTATAATACAATATAAATATAATTGTATATATAACCTTATGGATAATGTAGCAATTGTATCTAGAGAAACATTCAAAAGAATAGTAAAAGATGTGAAAGATATAACAAAAGAACCCTTAACAGAACAAAACATATTTTATCAACACGATGAAACAAGTATTCTAAAAGGATATGCTATGATAATTGGTGCAAAAGATACATGCTATCATAATGGATTCTTTTTTTTTGAATTTAATTTTCCTTACAATTATCCGTGGGCACCACCAAAGGTATTATATTATACTAATGATGGTACAACTAGGTTCAATCCTAATCTATACAGAGATGGCAAGGTGTGTTTATCCGTACTAAATACATGGAAAGGAGAACCTTGGTCCGCTTGTCAAACTATTAAATCTATTTTATTAATACTGCAAACGGTGTTAAACAATGAACCATTATTAAATGAACCAGGTATTTCTAAAGAACACCGCGATTTTAATTCTTATAATGAATTTATAAAATTTAAAACCTACGAATATGCACTTTTTAATCAATATATCAAAGATAACAATCAATTTGAAATATTTAGAAATGATATGAAAAATTATGTTGCAAAGAACAAATCTAACATTATAGAAGAACTTAAACAGCTAAATACGTATACAAAAAAAAAATATACTACATATAAGCCAGTTATTAAAGTAAGAATATATTGTATTGAAACCGTAATAGATTACGAAGCATTAATTCAAAAAGAAAAATATTTAATTTAAAATTGAAATAAAATTAAATATTTATTACTATAAATATACATAATGAACTTTTGTAGTAATTGCGACAATATGCTTTTTATTAAATTATCAACTGAAGAATCTAATACTCTTGTCAACTATTGTAGAAATTGCGGAAATGAAGAACCTACAACGGCTGAAAACCTTTGCGTATTTAAAAATAATGTACAAAAAAATGACAATAAATATCAAAATTTCATTAATGAATTTACAAAACTTGATCCTACATTACCGCGTATTACCACCATTAAATGTCCCAATAATGAATGCCCATCTAATACAGATGATGATAAACATGAAATTATTTCTGTAAGATATGACGATAACAAGCTTAATTACGTATATTTATGTTGTGCTTGTGATCATATTTGGAAAATAAATTAATTTAATATTTCCAAATCACTTAATTTCCAATATTCCATGCCACCATTAGGTATAGGTCTTTTTACTATAAACGGTAGTTTTTTTTGCTTTATTTCTATTTGTGCTATCAAATATCCGTCTATTACTTCTTTATCTACATTTACAAATGCAGGCGCTCCTTCATTTATTTGTTTTGCTCTTACACCTAGTATTCTTGTATATTCATATTTTGTCAGTATAGGCAAAGTTTTATGTAATTCATCTACAATAATACCATTCCTATCCCTCGTAACACTTATCATTGAACGCACCTCGTCATAATTTATACTTATTTCTTCTGGATGATAGTCTTCTACGTAATTTATCTTCAAATCATAGTCTAACTTTTTTAAATTATCTATTTCATCTTCTGAAATATTAGATTCATCGTAAGAATCATCATCTTCCTCGTTGTAACCCATTATTTCCATATTTACATCCATAGGTTTTATATTTTCATCATCGTCCTTATCGTAAGCATCATCAACCGCATCCTCATCCGCATCCTCATCCGCATCCTCATCCTCCGCATCCGCATCCTCATCCGCATCTATATCTAGTTCCGTATCTTGGTCGACATCTGGGTCAATATCTGGGTCAATATCTACATTAATTTCTTCATCCTCAACCTCATCATTATCTTCGTCGTCAAATTCATTTATTATGTCTTTTGATTCTTCCATTTAATAATTATATATATAATTATTTTTAATTCAATTTATTTAGCATTTCCATCTATTACCACAATCAATACATTGAATATAAGTGGTCATTGGCTCATCTGCCGAACGAGTTTGTAACTGATAATAACTACATTTATTTGATCTACATTTACGACATGTAAAATTATCGGTTGTAGCAGTTATTGTACCATTAAATTTACTATCATCCCTTTTTCTCTTTTTCTCCAAAAGTTCAATCCATAAATCAGGACACATCTCTAAATGTGTCATAAATCCTACATCATGTGCTTTAATATCTTTACTTTTAACTCTACACAATAAATCATTATTATTATTTAAATTTAAATAAACCTTTCTCACGGTAGAAATATAAATTTCTACAAAATATATATTATCCCATTTCTTTACTACTTTAAGCGTATTTGCTTGTTTCAATGCTGCGTTAAATATCCCCTTTTCTAAATTTTTAGTTATTTTATTATTATTAATTATTTTATTTATTTTATTTATTATATTACTTCTAAATAATTCAGGATTATCTATTTTAGACATAATAACTAGTTATAATATCATATATTTATATCTTATCAATTTATTCTTCATCTTCTGAATATTCATATTCCTCTTCGCCTAATTCAGAATCATAATTACATAATTCATCATTATCTTCTACAACAAATCCATCTTTAAGATAACCGTTAGTTGTTTTATATTCATTAGAAATATTTTCTAACTCGTCTATTTCCATATCATCTTCCTTTGCTGTAGCCACCAAATCTTCAAATCCTCCGTACAATTTGTCATATATTACCAACCATTCCTCTTTACTTAAATCTATCAAATTGTTATCTTTATCTTTACTCACTAAAGCTAATTTTCCAAAATATAAGTTGTTATCAACAGGTGGTGGCATTTCATATTTATTTTCCATTTTAGATTTCCCATCTATTTTACCATACAATTCTATATGATATTTAGTTTTTTTTATATCTACATTCCATGTATTTCTTAACTCAAATCCTTCCTCTTTTCTGTAATTACATTTTTTATATAAATCATTTATGGTTAATTTCTTTACATCAAGATCAGTAATTTCACCTGTTTTATCTACTATAACTATTTTTACCATTGATAACAAACTATATAAGAGTTTAAATAGTTTACAATTATTTATTTAATTGATATGAAATTATATTTCAAAAATACTGAAATAAAAAATATAATCAAAAATGAATTACTTAAAACAAGCATAACTAATAAGTCTATGTTTTATTCTAACGAAGGCATATTTACTATCGAAAAAGACAATATATACCGTATTGACTATATTAATGATGAAATTATTAATTACAAAAATTTCTTAAATGGTATGGATGCTATATCCGATAATACCCTTATAAATAAAGAAAGAGTATTTCAATTACCCAATAAACATCACCAACACATTTATAAAGAATATGTCATAAAAACTGCTCCTAATGCTGAAATCGCTTTAGTAATAGAAGAAACAAATGATATTATAAGTGACCATTACTTCTTATTAAATAATAACGATATACACAATCAGTTTATTAAAGATGATATAATTAAGTTATTATCATATATTAAGTAATATTTAATTATATTAATATGAGCGTTATAAAAACAGCTATTTTATCTTTCACTTTTATTTTATTATTTCATAATTTATACCTATTTTTTAAAGATAATTTGACTGTTCCAAAAGTTAAAGATTTAGTCACCACTACGGACGAAAAATACAATGATATTCTCAGCGTCATTAATAACGATGAAGATACAAATCCACCAATATTAACCGATGATATAAATACCGATGAAATGAAAAACGAATTAAAAGATTATATCAAAAATATTTCTACAAATAATTTGTCACTTAATGATACAATAAGCATTATTTAGGTATAGACACTTCTTTTAATATCTCTATCTTATGTTTTTTATCTATTTCTTCATAAACTTTATACGATAAAACCATATATTCTTCAATTAATTTATCATCTTGTTCCCAATCTGGATGAATATCCTCCCATTCTTTTATTAGCTTTATATACTTGTGTTGCAATTGTTTATCGCTTTTATCTATAAGATTTTTTACTTTATCGTCGTTTTTTTCCCACTCTTCGGCATTTTTTATACATAATTTTTGTCTTTTTTGATCTAAACAGTGTATAGGTCTTTTATAAACACCTAATTCATTTATTTTATTACAAACAGCACTTGTTATACTCTTTGTAATATTGGTATTTGTCAGTTCTTGTAAATTACTTAACTCAAACTCTATTGAATTTATAAATTCATTCCAATTAATTGCATCTTTGCATTCTTCATTTAAAAACACGTTTAAATTAAATGTATTATTTGTAGTATTTCCTATCTTCGGTATCAATTCTGTTATCTGCCTGTTCTGCTCTACTATGATATTCTGCAATTCATTATTCTTATCTAACATCTCTATTAACATTTCATCCTTTTCTATTGAACATACATTTGTTGATTTTGTATTTATATTTGAACATTTAGACAGATGTTTAGATAACCCTGACCTATATTTATAACATCTTTCACAATAATTACACGTAAATGTAACCTTGGGGTTTTTTGGGGTTTTTTGGGGTTTTTTGTTATCCATTTCTTGATGTAGATGTTTTATCGTGTTGCAGTGTCTTTTATAGTCCTTAAAATTAGCACTTCTAAAGTCACATATTTCACATGTGTAATTTCTTGGGGTTTTTTTGTTATCCAAATTATCCATTTGTTATCCATTGAGAAAATATTCTTATATCATAAATTTTTAATAAAAAAAAATTAAGGTAACCAAAAAAATATATTGATTTTTTCATTGTGAGCATTATGCTCACAACCCATTTTTCTCAAATTTTTCTAATTCTTATCAGTAATTTTCTATTTTGGACAAATATATTTGTCCATTTTGTATATTTTACTTTTAAAAATTAGAAAACTATAGTATATATATATGTTACTGACTAACCTAAAATATTAGTTTTTTTTATATTATATACATTATATATCTAAGCGTGTATAGCAAATATCATACTCACTACATAAAAATCCTGGAAAAGAAAAACCTTAATTTTATAGAAATATGTTAATCGTTGAAATATATTAAACATAGAATAATATATTATAGAATGATAAATCATAGCATATTGAGAGCATTACCCGAAATAGAACTTCCTTATGAATATATTACACATAAGGAAGCTCATAGTGAATTTTACACCGCAATCCCTTTTGGGAAAAAGTATATGGCTTGGTTTACATATATAGGTAACAATAATGTTTGCATAACCATGGAAATTAACATAAAAAATCTAAGAATAGTAAAATTGAGCACGGAGCCAGAAGTGTGTAGTTTTAATTCGGAGTTATCATACGGGACGATATTCTATGGAACTATCCAAAAAAGTAAATACAAAACGTTTATTATTGAAAGCATACTATATTACAAAGGTAACAAAATAGAGAATACAGATTTTATAGATAAACTTAGTTTATTTAAAACCATTTTTACAAATGACATATGTAACACCACATATTTAAACAAACAAATGGTGTTTAGATTACCTGTTATGCATACTAATAAAGCGGAATTTAATAAAATTGTAAATAGATGTAATTACAATATTTACTGTATTCAAATGAGACCTTTATACGGGGAAACAGTAAATATAAATTATATAAATAAGAATAGGAAGTGTATTTTCATAGTTAAACCAGTTATTAAATCTGATATTTATGAATTATATACGATAGAAAACAAATATATGGGGAATGCTTATATAAATACCTATAAAAAGAGTGTTTTTATGAATAGTATATTTAGGAAAATAAAAGAAAATATTAGATTAGATACAATAGAGGAAAGTGATTCCGATGATGACTTTGAGAACATAAATATGGATAAATATATTATTAAAGAACAGGCAAAAATGCAATGTGAATATAATATAGAACACAAACAATGGATACCTATAAAATTGGTGGATTAACATTCTAGATTAATATGGCATTTGCCTTTTAGTACTTGCTCTTTTTCTTCTTTTTCTTCATTTTCTTCATTATTGTACTCTATAGTGTATTTGTTTTTTTTGTAAAAACATAGACGTTTTAACCATTGTTTTTTAAATAGATTATGACCATCAATTATATCAATTACCATAGGTTTCTCATGTTTTTCTCTCAATATACGTCCAACTGCTTGCGTAACATCTGTCTTAGGTGTAGCCATTATAAGAGTTGTTAACGTTTTTATGTCCAACGCCTCTTCAGCCATAGCATACGTCGCCAATATTATTTTTTTGGATTCAGATATTTTTAGATCTTTTTGTTTCATTCCACCAATATAATATCCAACACATCCTATATTCCTGTTATTTATTGCGTTATAAATATAACTCAATAAGTTTTTATTATGAGCTAATATCATAATCTGTTCGTTCAATTTATCTGCTACTACATTTTTTAAAATAGATAAAATGAATTCGGTTCTTAGATTATATTCACAGATTTTTTTTATCATAATTGCATAATTAGGAGTTCCCTTATAATTAAGAACCGTGTCGTTGAATTCCGCGTCATCCACAGAATAGTGCATCGCTTTTACGAGAACACAATCATTACTTTCTCTTTTATATTTAGATGCAACTTCACCTATAAACATCTTGAATACTTTAGATAATCCATCCTTTCTTACCATTGTTGCTGATAATCCAAGCATATAAGTTGTCACAATTTGGAATAGTGAATTGCTGAAAACTTCGGCGGCTATATGATGTGTTTCATCTATTATTGTAAGCCCAAACTGGTCTATTATAGATTTAGGATACGTTTTTTTAGATAACGATTGTATCATTCCAATAACAATGTCTTTTTCATCAGTATCTATAAGCTGTCCTTGAATTCGTCCAATCCTGGCACCAGGTAAAAATTGGTTTATTCTTTCCACCCACTGTTCTAAAAGAAACTCTTTGTGCACCATTACGAGTGTTTTTTTCTTTAGCACAGAAATAATATATAATGCCATTACAGTTTTACCGCAACCACATCCTACTTCTAAAAGACCACCGCCTACGCTATGTGCTATGTTTAGATATGATTCAATAATAGGTTTTTGGAATTCCATTAAATTTCCTGTAAAATTTAATGAAATATCTTGTCCGGAATGTATCTTTATTTTGTTTGGTTTTCCATATAAAGATTCACCGAAAAATCGCGGAATATACAATTTATCGTTTGATTCGCGATAGACAGGAAATTCAACAGCAGAATTTATGGAACATTTAGGAACATATGGTTTTACTGTAAGTTCTTTTCTTATATAGTTCTGTTCTTTTATAGATATTGAATCCTTGTAAATTGAATAACCCTTATTTCCTAAATATGTATTTGTCATTGTTATATCTGTATTATGATATATTTTTATTTCAATTTTGAAAATATAATATTTATAATAAATATATGAAAATTTTTAATAAGAATTACGACATGAATGAATTATTGTTAGGAGCATTTTTATTCGTTTTAATAGTAATGACCATGAATAAAAGTATACCAGAAGAACTAGAAAATGTTATAATGTCATTTCAAGGTATGTTTGTTTCATTATTATTTTTATTAGTGGTTTTCTTTAAATTTAATAGCGTGGTAGGTATATTATTAGTTATATTTTTATATTTATTATTTTCTAAAATGAACACAAAAACACTTGTAAAACCGCACACACAAAATATTGTGAATAAACCAAAAGAAATAAACCAGGTCAAGAAAACACAAGATAAAAAATCATACAAATCATTAGAAGAAGAGATAGTCCATACCATGTTACCTATTGCAAATGAAAACAATGTATCGCAACTCAAATATACGGCATCATCAAGTTCGTCGGAACTTTATACATCTGTTTAATAAGTTTAATTTATAAAATTTATTAAACTATTTATTTTTTAATATTTTGTTTAATATTATATTAAATGTAATACATGAAATTATTCCAATAATAATACCAAGTATCGTTTCAGCAATTGGTACTACATAATTATTTTTATAATGCCAGTACGACCCGGACTTTTTGCCCTTGAAATATTTCTTTTCTAAGTCTTTTAATTGTCGGTTTAAAGCAACATTAAGATTCCTCTTTCTTCGTCTTTTATTACGTTTTACTTTGTTTTCCTCAGTCCTCCCCTCACGAAACCCTTCATTACTCGTATTATTAATTGCTTTTGTTATATCTTTCACAATATTATTGAATGTATATCCACTATTTAATTTTAATAAACTATCTTTATCCATTTTAGTTATAATTTCCTCTTCTGTTGTATTTATTGGAGAACAATCTATAACAATCTCATTATCATCCACGCCGTCGGTCCCGTCATCGTCGGTCCCGTCATCGTCGCTCCCACCACCGGTTGTATCTACTCCGAGTCCAGCCGCATCACTTCTAAGTGTGGAACCTAATATAGTTTCATTGTACAATGTCCCATTTCGGATTGCATAGATTTCATCAGTAGTATCGCTAGTCAATGTTTTATGAACATTCTCGCTAGAAAGATAATGGTAGTTTAAATATGGGTTAGCATAATTAATAAGATGATTATCGTTATATGATAAATCATCTGGGTATTCACCAGACTCGTAATATTGATCAGCATTTTCATCACATCCTTTGTAATTATTGTAAGTAGTGTCGTCGCATAAATTGTCTAATAATATCAGTTGTGGGCGATCCATGAAACTACCATTCCAAAATGATTCATTGACATCCCAAGCTACATATTGTTCGGTGTAGAATATTGTTATAGTATCACCATCCTCTTCATAATATACCTTATCTTGGTCTTTAATATTTATCATTAATTTTGTTAAGTCTAGACCGTTTGGATCAGGATTATAAGCTATGGGATCCACATTCGAACACTCAGACCCCATTTCCCCCAAATCTTTTGAGGAACGAAATGGAATGACAAGGACTAATTTTTTACCACTATCGTTGTTTAAATGATGATGTATTTCTAATTGTCTTCTTTCATAATAACATTTATCATACGCATCTCCATCGGCATCGGCATTCGCCACAGGCCAATCATCATCAACATTACCACCTGTATCAGGTGGTATTTTATATAGAACAATGGGTTGATGTTCCAGGCCATGATCTAATCTATATACATTAGCATCAAAATATAACACATTTGTATTATCAGCAGGAATATATTTAATATTTATTGAAGTACCTAAGGATGAATAATCATATATTAATTGTGGATCACGTCCGTCCTTATAATTATCAGTTGTTAAATCATCAAATATTTTATATATTTTAGTCATTATATAAATTCATTATAAAATAAATTATATTGTATAATGAATTATATTTTATAATGAATTATATATATATGAAACTATCAAAAGGTAAAATAAATAGAATAATAAATAAAAAAAAAAATTCTAAAAATATTAAAAAGAGAAAATATAAAAGAACAGATACTTGTAATAATAAAGCAAAAAGACATTTGGCTAACAGAACATTAAAATGTTATAAATCAAAAAAACACAAAAAAAAATCTCATACATCTATTGGGGGTGGCAACAAATATATAATAACCCCCAATGAACTCGATAAAGCAAAGGAAACTATTGATGATATTAATAAAATTACTAAAATATTTTCCGACTGGAAGATTACAGAATACGACGACAACTCCAACGACGACAACTCCAACGACAACAACTCCAACGACGTATATAAAAACTTCATAGCTCTACTGCTGACAGGAAGGGACAAAGGTGGTCGTAGTGACGCCGCACAAAAAATTACAAAGGCCGCACAAAAAAGAGAACTCGCCTTAAAATTAAAAGACAATACAGTTAAAATGCACAAAGATGTAATAAAAAAATTAAAGAAAGAAAAAGAGATGGGAAGTGCATCGCATAGTAATTGTAATGTTGATTTATCTATAGCATTACTAAAAATTACATCTGAAATAATTAACAAATTAACTAAACAAGGATATATAACAGTAGAAATGATATCAGATTATGAAGAGAAGACAATGATTAACATAAGAAAACCTAAATTTGCTCTTAAAGAAGGTAATTTTTTAGTGATTGAGCCACCTAACACAGATACAAAAAATTTAGCATTTGCTGAAAAAATGATGAATGATAGGATTAAAGAATTAGAAGATAAGTTAAATAAAACTAAATCATCTGGTATATGCAATATTCTTATGGGAAATTTTGGTATGATTTCTAATAAGCTTTGTGCAAAAAACAGCAAAGGTGGTGAAGTGTCGAAGGGAGAGGAGTCGGAGGGAGAGGAGTAGTAGAGGAGAAATAGGAGGATGCGGGTGTGATTTTATAATGATACGGGATATAGAGATAATACCACAGACCATAAATAGCAATTAATATCATATATATGGTATGTAAGAGATTGTATTATTATCATATACAGATACTTTAAATTCATCGTTATATCCTTTAACTTTAACAATATCATTATCATAAAGATTGTCACATCCATACTCACATGTGCAACTTTTGTTTTTATAAATAATTGGTAATTTTATAGAATTATTATTATCATTAATAGTATAAAATTGCCATTTATCTTTATTGGTTATTAATGGTCTTCCCATTAAAGGTAGTATTGTTTCGTCGCCATTAGTTCTTGTTAATATGCCTATTTGTCTGTACTCCGCATCGTAACCTTGTGTTTTTATATTAATTGGAACACCCAACCCATTATCATTAATAAATGGTCTATCATCTCTATTAGGTTCAGAATAAGGATTTAATAATATATCATTTTTTTTACAATTGTATCCGTAATTAGATTTCACGTTCATATATCTATTATATGAATTATTACCAGTATTATTACCAGTATTATTACAAGTATTACAAGTATTATTACCAGTATTATTACAAGTATTATTACCAGTATTATTACCAGTAGTATTATTATTGATAAATAATAATGCTTTATATGCGATATACATACTGCAAAGTATAAGTAAAAGAACTATTATATTATTAAGCTCATCAGGCATATATAATAATATAATATTAATTATTTGATAATTTCCTTTTTAAAAGCATTCCATCCAAAAAGAACTGATCTTGTTAATTGATTACCTTTTTTTTTTATGAATTTAGAATCCAAATTTTTATTTTTAAGTATTTTATTACGAAGTTTGTTGTTACTTTTAAATCCTTCAGCCTTCTCTTCATCTGCCCCTCCGCCGCCTACGCCTCCATTCAACCACTCACTTACCCAATCGTATTTTTCTTTAATAGAAAGATTACCCCAATTTAACCCCCCTCCACCGACACCCTCCTCTGCGAATATCTTATCCAGTTGAGATTCAAGAGAAATATCATTATCGGCTTCTAAGTGACCATCATTTATAAGTTCGTCTATCAAGTTCATGATGAGGTCGCGCAAGTCCTCCAAATCAATAATTAGGTGACTGGTGGCGGTGGTAGTAGTAGTATCGCCCGAGTCTACACTCATGCCCCAGATATGAATTGCATGATCTCTAATGGATGTAGCCGTGTCTTCGTCGTCTTCGCGTATATTAGTACCAAATAGTTTTTCTTCTAATGCAATCAAACGATGCCATGCAGCATATAAACAATCTCTTGGGTAAGAGGATGGTTCAATATAAGTTGTGTCGAAATCGTCCTCATCGTTGCCGTCGCAATCATAAATGTTATATATTTCCCACCAAGTATCTTGGTCGTCCGCCGACACCCCGCAATCGGAAGTTAAGTCACAACACACCTTATTCGGTGTACCGTCGGCTGCAATCCATAAATCATGTGCACGATGGCAACCTGCTGATTCGTCATACTGCAGAGGACCGTGGGTGAGAATCGAATCATCACATAATGATTGCAATTCTGGATTAGTTGAAACAGTCTTACAAACTGCTGTAGCACGGTCAACATTAGATTTATTATATCTAAAAAGAATCTCTAAAACATCGTCTTTTATCTCTTGATTAGTTAGAGAATTGTTAACGTTACCACTAACCTTTAAGGCTAGTGGATATCCGACGTCTATGAAATTAACTTTAATAAATTCGTATACACCCCATATATTTCTTGAAGCTGTATCGAATTCAGATTTAATATTTTCCAGTAGATCATAGTCATCATAGTATTCATCTAATATGCTCTCATCGTTATTCGCGTTGAGCCTCGCCCCGAAAGCCATCCTATTATAAACAAAGTCATCGTCAATGTTGTATTCGTCAGCACCTCCCACGTCACTCGCCACGGGAGAGACACTTTCTACATCGGTATCATCGTCAACATCCGTTTGCGCCGCAGCGTAAGCAGTAGCATATGTTGAAAATCTATCAACTAAATCTTGAACAGAAAGAGTTCCAAGATTACTTGCTACATCGTCAACGTTATCGGCACCAGCAATAAGGTCATCTACTGGGTTCTTCTTCTTCTTCTTCTTCTTCTTCTTCTTCTTCTTCTTCTCCTCCTCCTCATCTTCGTCCTCCTCCTCATCTTCGTCCTCATCGTCGGCTGTATTATTTGCTGCGTTTAAATGCTCGTCCAGTGTCTCTCCATTTGTATTATTATGGTGATGTGCTTCAAAACCTTCTTTTTTAACTAAAAAGGTAGTGTAGAAAGATGTAATAAATATTGCAGATACCATAGATATTATTAAATTATCATCATAGATTTTATATATCAGAAAAAAACTTACTAATAATAATGTTAATGAATCATTTTTTTTTGTTGAAATATAGCCAAAAACATTACCTATCATTATAAAATAAACTAAATAAAGTAAATTATCATTGTTTATCATTTATATATATATTTAATATAATTTTGCTGGTGGATAATTTATGTCCTCTCCTCCTGGAATAAAACAACAAGCACTTGTCTTATATTTTTCAAATGGTGTACACCTTTCACGTGTGTCCGAGGCACTATAACTACATATATTTTGTGATATTTTTTGTGGCGGCGAGCATTGACTTCCCGTCGCACGTCCTTTATAATGCTGACTTATAATGTATAATTCTTGTTCAGTTATTATGTTAACTCTTAATTTAATATCATGTAAATCATATAGACCAAAATCTATATAATACGGATCATCTTCTAATTTATCTTGTAAATTT